GAAATAAAGTCGGGTAGTGGATGGTATATCAGCATTGCACTACAAACAAAAGGACAATAAATGATGGATGATAAAACAAGGTTAGAACTACTATACACTTCTGTTCCTTGTGATGATGAACAGAAGGCTAAGAAAGAAAGGCTTATAAATGAATTAGAAAGAAAGCTAGGTATTATTAAGCCAAACGAAGATGCTATGGTTGTAAACGGGGATTTAGACGATTGTGATATGTTTAAAGGAGTAAAGAGATGAATGTAACAGCAAAAGAATTACAATTAGCTGGAGCTGATATGGCTAATGGCTATCTATATAGAATATCAGACCCTAGTGGCACAACAGTAAAGAATGGTTGTTTACAATCACTATGGGATACGAATAGGCTCAAGAAAGCTATTGAAGCTAAAAGATATTGTCATATTGGTAACGAGAATGTATCTACTGGATGCAAGTCAATGTTTACTAGAAGTACAAATAGATTGCTAAAAGCAATATCAAAATTGGAGAAGAAACATGAAGTCATCAGAATACTTGTATAGTCATTATTATGATAAGGACTTTGTGCAAAAGCATATTAGGTTGTTTCATAGGCAAATCATTTGGGCACAAGATACCATTAGGGATTTACTAAATGAGCCATTAGAAACTAGGGATATGAGACGTATCAATGACTGCTTAGAAGCAGTTAATTGGAATAGAAAAAAGATAGCTGAAGCTAATGAAAAAGGAGAATAAATGAAATATCGTAAAGCAGACAATAACATTCAACACTTTGTTGAAGCAAGAGACCACTTTGGTTATTGGAAAATCATAAAGATTTTTTATTCAGAAGAAGATGCACAAGAATATATCAAGGATAATAAATGAACATTGTAGAAAGTATTAGCAATTGGGGAATAGCTAGAGGCACTGATAAGACACCTATCACCAAGAAGCTTGCAATATATTGTATTGTTGAAGAGTTGCTTGAGATGCTAGGACTACATAAAGTTATGAGCAAGCAAAGCTTAAAGAAATTAGCTGATACTTATGCTGAGTCTATGTTAGCTGATGCTGATATGTACAACGCAAATAGTACAGAGGAAGACGTAATTGATGCTCTATGTGACATCAATGTATTCACTGTAAACTTTATGCCTAGATTTGGTTTTGATGCTCAGATAGCTATGGAAGAGACTGTACTAGAGATTAGCTCAAGACTACAAGACCCAAAGCAAGCAGAGAAATGGGATTTATATGGCAATGATGGAGACAAGTGGATGAAGTGGAAAGACCAACCAGAGCATACTCTATATAAAGCAGATTATACAAAGGCTAAATTATGATTCCAGAAATGATTGAGTTTGAAAGAGAGATGAAAGAAGAAGGTAACTCAGTTGGAGCGATGTTTAATAGAGCATATGATAATGCACTTAAGAGTGTTTATGGGGATAATATAAACCCTAGCCATTACACATCATTTGCTATTCCACCAAATGAATATATCACAGCAAACAACTTGGAGTGGGAAGTTGGTAATGTTGTTAAGTATGTGTCTCGATACCATCTAAAGAATGGTAAAGAAGATTTGCTAAAAGCTATTAAATACATTGAGTTACTTATGGAGAGAAAATATGGAAACAGTAGTTGTTGATAAAGAAAACCAATACCTAAGACTTTTGGTGCGTACTGTACCTGAAGTGTTATACAAGGGCAATAAGAAAGCAGAAGATGCTCTTATTAGATTATTGGCTCAATGCTTCTCTGATGGAGTAGAGTTTGGTAGAGATGGTAGAGTAGAAGTAGCTCTGTAACTAATACTTAGCAGCATAATTATTATTGTTGCTAAAGTCCATTCCAAATAGTGCATGGAAATCTTCTAAGTCTTTAGATAGTTTCTCTTCGTCAAACAGAGTAGCTACAGCATCTTCATCAAAGTTTTCTAGTTCTAAAGCATATCTGCATAATAGTTCAACAGCATCAAGTCTATCATCGTGTCTTAAGCATCTAGGCTCAGGAGTAAGTCTTGTAAGCTGGTATGTAAAGCTATTGACAATGTTAGCTCCAATGTCATCATCGAGTATCTTCTTGTCTAACACTATCTTACGCTGATTCAGCAATGGTTCTACTGTTTGTATAATACGTTTCTCTTTTTGACCAAATGAGCGTAGGTTCTCCAGTTTTGTATTAGGAGAGAGCTTATTCAATATTGGCTCAACCAACTTACCATAAGCTCCATCACCAAAGTTGCTCTCTACAATTAGATAATCAATATTATAGTCCTTGCACATTGTAGCTATCTGATTTATGTTCTCGTGCGAGTAACCACCAGTGAGACCACTAATCTTTTTAAAGAATAATCTACCACCACAAGTAAACGCTACAGCTATACCAGTTTCATCACTACCACTACCTGAAGGGTCAACACTCATAAGACGATAGTTATACTTAGCTCTATCTTCAGATACAAATGATGGAGCATAGAGTCTATCTGTTTGAAAACCATTATGTTTAACCATAACTAGGTTCTCTCTCATACTAGATGGTGATATTCTAATTGGTGCATCATCAATATCTACGTCAGTAATAATTAGGTCAGCCAGTTTAAGTGGATGCTTCAACTCATCACTTGCTGTAACGTCTAGTTGGTACTGTAGTTTATATTGGCTATTACCAATACGTAATCTCTTGGACTCAAGAATATCAAGAGTAAATCGTTCATCAATATTAAGTCCAACTAGGTCTGGATTAGCTTCCATTCTCTCTAGGATATATGGAGCTAAATTTCCATTGTATAGATTAATATCACTTGGATACTGAGCTGGAATAATCAAAGGTTTAAATCCTTTGTTTTGTATCCAGTCAATGTATATAGAGTCCATGCTATGAGGAGTACAAAGAGTTATTGTCTCATCTCTTCCAGCCATAAGCAAGTTGGTAGCTTCAGATGCAAAGTGGTCAACCTTCTCACGTTGAGTAGCACTATCAGCGTTTTGAGCAGTTTCAATATCATCATAGATAACAAGAGTTGCTCTCATACCAGTAATCTGATTACCAACACCTACTGCATATACACTAGGACTATCTGATGGAGAAGCACCGGCTATATCAAATGATTGTCCAGATGTACGTTCCTTGTTATGACGTGGACTCATACCACTGCAAACTGGAAGTAGTTTTAATAGCTTCTGTACGAACTGAGTAAAGCTTACGGCACGAGAACCAGTAGCTGACATGACCAGAATCTTTTCATCAGGGTCATTTAAAAGCCTCCAGACAGTATATAGTTGTGCGTTAAGTGATTTAGGATAACCCTCGTAAACACTGCAACATGCGATGTGGATACTGTCTATTAGACACGAAATCTGCTAACTCTATTTGCGCTCTAGATGGTGATGGTAGATTTAGGTATGCGAATGAATAATGTACGAAACACATGAAGTTGTCGTACAAATCAATATCATCATAATATTTGTCATCATGATTAACTTTACCCCAAACACCACTGTCTAGTCTATCAATATAATATTGTTTATCAAATTTCACTGAGGGAACTCCTTTCATAAATTTCTATTTACATAAAAACTTGGTATAATATTAAGCCTCGAAAGCAAAACAACACAAGGATACATAAAATGACTAGGAAAAATTATACCACAATACAGTGTAAAACATGTGGTTGTGACATAAGCGTATGGGTTTATACCCTTAGTTCTAAAAAGGGACATAACGGTAATTGTCGTGATTGTGCTAGTAAAGCTGCTGCTATAGCTAGGACAGAGATTGACAGAGATTCTATCTTTCTAAGAAAACAACTTAGGAATATCAAGTCTAGATGCTCTGGAAAGTATGCTCACTATAAATCATATTTAGAAAAAGGAATATCACTTTGTGATGAGTGGTCAAATAATCCATTGGCATTTGTTGAGTGGGCTAAAGCTAATGGATGGAAGCAAGGTCTCACGATAGACCGTATTGATAATCTTGGTAGCTACGAGCCAAGTAATTGCAGATGGATTAGTAACGCAGATAATGTATTACTAAAAGAGTCAGATAGAAAACCTAGAGGAAAATCTAAGTATGTTGGTATATGGCTCAGAAAAGATACTGGAAAATGGGCAGCTGAAGTTAAGATAGATACAAAGAAGATTTCATTAGGATGCTTTGTATCTGAAGATGAAGCTATGATGGTAAGAGAAAAATATATTAATGAGAAAGGACTGCTATTCTTAAAAAGGAATATACAAAATAAGAGAGAGGATAGAAAGCATGGATAATGAATTATATTTTATAAGCAATGAGGAAAGAGCTTATTTTAAAGTAGTAGACTTTAGTGACTTTAGAATACTCTATGACCCATCAGCTGAATACAGTAGAGATAACATAAGGACTCCAATATATGAAGAATCAACTGGAGTACTGTTGTTTATGGCAAGCTTCGTAAGATGTGGAGCAGATGCTTCTATAAATTATCCAAATAAAGAAAGAAATAGAAAGAGAATTCTTGAGTATATAGAAAATAACAGTAAAGACAGAAGGGATTTTAACCCAACACACGGGTTGCTATAATAATACTAAGAAGAGAATTTATCTCTTCTTTTCTTAACCTCTTCTAGTTTCTTTTTTCTTTGTTCAAGTATATCATCATCTTGTTTCTTTTCTTCTACTACTGCATTGGCTTTTAGAAAAGATATGGCATTACCTAGTTCAGGAAGTCTATTTGTCTCATCAGTTTCCATCCATTCAATCATCTTGTCTAGAACCATCATATCTAGTTTAACCAGTTTCTCTTGCTTATTCATTCTATTATATCCTGTAGTTTACTCATCTCTAATATCATATCGTTAGGCATAGATGTTGTCATTGGGTCTGTAGTCATTGAGTATATACCGTATGGAGCGGTTAATGGCATCATCATTATTGTTTTATGAAGTACTTCCTCTGCATCAGGCTCTTCTTGGTTTGTAGCTAAGTGACGAGCATATACACCAGCGTATGTTCCTAAGAAGTAAATCATTGTATCAGAATAAGATTTTACATCAGGTCTCTTTGCACCTTGCAATGCTTTAGTTGTATATGATGTAGCTGTAAAGTGAGTCATAAATGAAGTCAATCTACCAGCATCCGAAGTTAAAGCTACATGAGGTAATGCTGAAGCAATAGCCTCTGGAGAATCAACCATTACCATCTTGTCCATTACTCTTGCATATTCATCTTTCATATCTTGAGTCCAACCATTATCCCAATCAGCCAATAGATTACCGTTCTCATCTGATTTGAATCCACCTTTAAACATATTGGTAAATTTATCATTAATACCAAATCGCTCTAGTCTATTCTTTGATATTGTAATTTCACCTCTAAGCCATTTACTTAGATAGTCAGTGTTTGCTATAGTAGAAATTGTTTTCATTGCATCATCAGCATGAAGTATATTGGTTAATCTAAGAGTTAGGTACTTGACCATAAGAGCTGTTTTTTCAGCTGTATTGCCATCAGACCTAGAGGCTTTGTTAAACATATTATCAATATTCTTAAGAGTATTCTCTCGTCTTAATGATGAACTTCCATAGCCAGTTAGTCTTTGTGCTGTTGCAGCATAAGCAGTATTTGCAGATTCTCCACCAGTAGCTCTTCTTACTATATTCCTAAGATGAGTCAAACCTTGCTCCATAGCTGGTTTGGAACGTATCATATTAGATAGTGCAGTAGCATACTCTGAAGCCATAGCAAATTGTGTTAAAGCCAATCTAGCGTATGATAAGTCTCTTAGGAAATCTACAATCCTAGATGCTGTACCAGATGATTGGTATGGTGGCTTACCAGCTATAATATCTACATACGTATGAAGAACATCTCGTACATTATCATCTATATCTCTATCTATCAATTCTCTTAATGCCGACTCTGATGTAACACCATCTTCCATTCCATCTATCATACCTCTAGTTGAACGTCTTAGAGCTACCGCTCCAGCTACTTGGTCAGAATATACTTTTACTAATGAATTAGCATTTCTTTCAAAAATAGTTCCAAGCGTAACAGTTTCAGCTACTCCATTAATATTAACATTGAATGGCTCAAACTCAGAGAAGTCCATACCAATACGAAACTTTCCACGACTAATAGCATCACTGTTTGTCTTAGACTCTGCTATTAGTAAATCAACATCAATCTCGTCAGTATCATATCCAAGTCTCTTCATTGCTCTAATAACTGCTTCTGCTTTTGATTTATTAGCATACTTGCCACCAACATCAGAGTACCATTCAATCATATCGTCAGCCATCTTTTGTACTGCTTCTGCATCAACTGCTTTACCAGTGTTCTCCAAGTCTTTTGTGATTGCTTTTACAAACTGTTTAGACAGATTTTCTTTACCACCGTAATGAACTATATTCATAATAAATTGCTTATTCGCAATACGTGGGATATAGTTTTTTATCTCACCAACACTCTTCTCTGTAAACCCTATAATCTTGTTTATGACACCAGTGTTCTTTGCTTCGTCAATTACTGACCTCATAATATTGGCTTGAGATACAACAGATTTGCTATTTGAGTATCTACCAAATTCATTATAGTCTGTTACTTGCTCTAGGAACATCTCACGATATTTAGTCTCTGCTCCACCCTCTAGTATCTCATCCCATGACGACTCATTGTAGTTGTTCTCTTTTAGCCATTCTCTGAAATTCTTCTCCTCTGGTTCAGTGAAAGCTTGTACCCATTTACGAGACATAATATTCTTGGCTTGCATCCCATTCAATACTTCTTGTGGATTAACAGCATCAAACCCAAGTCTCTGTCCAATCTTCTTTGATAGCTCACTTCCATTATTCATAACAACTTGCATTGAGTTAATGATTTCAAAATTAGCTTTATCAACTGATGTTTTTCTAAATGCTTCCCATGATTTAAACATAGGCTTCTCCATAATCCTAGCAATAGCATCTGCACTACCAACTTTTTCATGTGCAGACTTCAATGCTGCTCTTATGCCACCAGCATTTTTCAATGCTCTTAATCCAAATATACCAGCTGCTAAAGCAACTATTACAAATGGAGGGCTAAACATACTTACTGATGAACCATCGTCTGCCATAAGTACAGAGCCTCCACCTCCTATAGCCATTAATGTACCAACTCTTATTGCATTGCCACCAATGTTTACATTTGAGCCATCTACTTTAAACGTAAGCTTTCCATTTACATTAACACCATCTTTGATATCAATCTTAACCTCTTGACCTAGAACATCGGTTAAGTCATCAGATAATTCTTTAGCAAAATTATCCTTATCTAGTTTGGTAGGAAGTCCATCTTCAATCATATCATCAATAGCAACCTTAGCTTCATCCACAATTTCATCAACCACTGATGCTATCCTATGAAATACAGCTTTCTCTGTTTCTAATGCTTTAACATCATTGCTATACTCTGGTTCTTGTTTTGCTGTAGTATCTTCTTGTTGTGGTTTTTTCTTTGAAGTCTTTGTTTTTGTTTTAGATAAATCTTCTTTAGCTTTTTTTGAACCAATAACTGAATCTATATTTTTTGCTCTTGTTTCATAAGATTGTTTTGATTTTCCAAGCTTGAATGATGTTCCTTCTTTTGTCTTTCCAGCTATAGTCTTAGTAGATTTTTTACCAGTCTGACTCAATGGAGTATCAATAGCTTTTGAAATCTCTTTCATAACTCTATTCTCAACCTCTGGAGAAGTCTTACCAATAGTCTTGGCTAGTTCTCTAATTCGCTCTAGCTCTTGTAGCTTAACACTTACGTTTCCTTGACTTGCACCACGAACCATAGATAGTAATTCTTTCTCTTGCTCTTTAGCTGATTGTAGTGCAATTGTTATTTCTTCTTCAGTATTACCACTTGCTCTTAGTAATGACTCTGTACTCTCATTAGATGGAGTAAATGTTTGCATATCCGTTTTTAATGTATCAGCTCTTAGAGTTTGTTTCTCAACTTCAGCAACCTCAGCCATAGCAACTGTTTCTTGTTGCTGACTCCATTTGTATCCAGTTAAATCACTTCTTGATAAATCATAAGCTTTACTTCCAAAGTTATCCATACCTTTGTTAATAATCACTGCATCTTCGTGTAGTTTAGCAAAGTCATTAACGTCAATAGCATCATCAGCAATATTACCAGTTGGTAGCTTATCAAGTCTGCCAAGTTGTTTCATCGTAAAATAACTATCTACTATACCACCAAACGCAATATCAAGAGCGAGGTCAGTAGTTGTTCTCTCTGGACTACCATAAGTCCTCATCATAGATAGTGAGCCTTGTAGTGCTGCATTTGAGCCAATAACAGCTGCTATTCTCATTCCACTTGATAAACGCTGAAAATTGTAAAGCTCCTTACCAGCTATTGCAATTCTAGCTGGAGCATATGCTAACATTGTAGGGTCTGTAAGGATTGCTCCTTCAACAGATGCAAGTCCAGCTCTAAATGGAGTTAGATATGCAGCTGATTCTTTCATCTTCTCATCAGAGCGTAACGTCTGTAGGTAGAAGTCATAGTCGCTTTGGTTCTTAGCACCTTGCAATAATGTATAAGCATACTCACTTGCTGCAATTCCATTTGTAGCTAACTCTTTGGTGATTGTTCCTATACTGTTTGTAGATATAAAAGTTTTATCTTCAGTACCATTAGCATATATATTTTCAATAGCAAATCTATTAACAGCTTTGGCTATATCTGAGTTAAGATATGCAGTATCTACAAAAGCGTTATACCTATCTTTTATAGTAGATGAATATTCTTTTTGTGAATCAAGCTCACTTCGTTTAAACTCAGCTTCTCTAGTTACAATATCTCTTTGCGTATTAAAGAACGATTGAGAATCAACTTCATACTGAGCAATATCTGCTTTGTATTGAGAATACTCTGGAGTTCCCTTTTTAAAAGTATCAGTAGCTTTTTTAATAGCTTGCTTCTGTTGAGTAACGCTCATTGAATCTA